AGCATCAAATACTTCAGCTTCGTAATTGATATATATATTTGGATCATATGACTCAAAACAAACCCTATCTACATTTGAATTGGCAATATCAAAATAATCATAATCAAACTCCTTTTGGAATGCTTTAAAATATTTTGGATGCGTTTCTTTAGTTGCAATTGGTATTTTTACAACACCTTTAATACCATTACCTGATGGTGAAATAAAAAGTAAACAAAAATGTTTATTTTTTTTCAATAGTTCCAGGTGATTATTCATAGTTTCCATATTAGGATACTTATCAAAATCAACAACCATTAACCCAGAATGCTTAACCAATCCATTTGAGTTACGTTCTGTAAATTCACCTGCAAATAAGATGCAAGGAAGTTGTTTTTTTAAATCTTCTCCATTGCGGATGCGTTCGATTAGGTCTTTACTTTTACCTTCTTTTATTCGTGCCACAACCTTTTCAATAGGTACTATAAATGGAACTTCTTTTGATTTTAATAAGTCTTTAAATACTGATATTTGCATAGTTAAAATAAAGTTAATGTACTATTTTTTTCTTCAACAAAAGCCTTATGATTATTTTCATTTATTTTAAAGTAACTTTCTTTTAATTCAATAGATATTGATTTACGATTCATTTTAATTGCTGAACAACCTTCTGAACCAATACCTCCAAATGGGCTTAAAACTGTATCTCCTTCATTTGAATATAAATGTAATATTCTTTCAATAGTATCTAATTGTAAAGGACAAATATGCTTTTCATCATTTCCATCTCTACTACTTCTATATTGTAAAGTTCTTGAATAATCAATATCATACCAAACTGGAGATGCATATTTTTGCCATAAATCAACAGGTAAGTAATCTAATTTACTTGAGTCTTTATCTTGATGTGTTATTGGTATTTCATTATCTCCTTCATTTCTAAAAAATAAAACATAATCAGGAATACCAACTCTTGACATTATACTATCTTTTTTAATTGTTTTATGTAATAATCCTAATGCTTTTGTTCTTTGCATTTCTGTTACTGGATTTTTCCATAAAGTTACCTTTGAATGATAAATAAATCCTTCTTTTTGAAACCAATCAATTAACATTCCAGAAAAGTCACGCAATCCGATATATCCTTCTTTACCTTTTTGTATTGGCAAATCCATACAATGAATGGCACACATACGACCACTTTTAAGAGTTCTTTTTAATTCTGGAATAAGGAATTTAAAATGATTCTCAAATTCTTTATAATTAGATACATTACCCATATCCTCCTCTTTATCTGAATATACATATAACTCTGCAAATGGAGGGCTAAATACAACTATATCCGCACAGTTATCTGGAAGCTTTGCAGTTTCTTGTACACAGTCTCCATTTATTAAATGGTATTCATTTGTTTTTATTTCTTTATTCATAATTTTTACTTTTGATTTTGCTTTTTTATAATTAGTTTCTGCACTATATTTTGACATTTCTTTTATGCGTTCAAAATGTTGTTTTTCTTTTTCTAAAATTGTATTTCTAACATTTACTTGACTTTCTGGAATAAGTATATGTACTATTACTTTTCTTTGTTGTCCGAATCTATAACATCGTCTAACCGCTTGATAAAATGCTTCAAATTTAAAATCATAAGACATAAATACCATTTGATTACATTGTTGATAATTCATTCCAAATGATGCTATCGAAGTCTTTGTAATCAAAGTTTTAAATTCATTATTTGCAAATCCATTTAAATGTTTAGCTTTATATTCTGGACTATCTGAACCTTGAACATTTATACTATCTTTTAATAATTTAGATAAAGTATCTGTTTCTTGGTTTTTTAATCCCCAAATAATCCATTGATTATTATTCGAATTAACAAGTTCTAATGTTTTTTCAATTCTTGCATCAAATGATCTATTTAAATCTTTATGTAATTCAGTAGCACTTACTGCAACATCTCCAAATAGATTTTCGCTTAAATTATCAACTTTAATAATATGCTCAATATACTCAATTTCTGGTAAATTATATCCTTCATTATTAAATCCTAAACTAATTGGATTATCAATTGCCATTGACCAACCAGATACATATTTCCAAAAGTTATCTTGTGCGTGTTTTCTTAATCTCCATTTTGAAGTTTCTCCTCCATCGTGAACAAAGAACATTGCTAACATTTCTAAATAAGACATACCTCCTAAAAATTCAGAATGCTGCCCTAATTCCATATGATCATTTGGAGATGGTGTAGCAGTGCAACAAAGTTTATAAGGTGTATTTTTAAATGTTTCAATTATTAATGATGATAATTTACCATCTCTGCCTTTTAAAATACTTGATTCATCTAATACAACACCAGAATAAATACTACAATCTGTATTTTTTAATTGATCATAATTTGTAATATCAAAGTAATTTAAATCAATTCCAAACTTTAATGCTTCATTTTTAGTTTGTTCTACGATTGCTAAAGGTGCAAGTATTAATACTTTTTTATTTGTTTTTAAATAAACTTGTTTCGACCATTCTAATTGCGAAAATGTTTTTCCTAATCCACAATCAAAAAAGAATGCAAATTTACCTTTAAATAATGCAGTCTTAATACCATACTTTTGAAAATCCTTTAATAATGGATTTAATTCATTTTCATTAATTTTAAATCCAGATTCAATAAATGTTTTTCTTTTTGTTTCTAAAAATTTTTGATAATCATTCATATAATTTTTTGTTAGTTAATACTTCTGCAAATATTATAAATATATTTTAATATATCTAATTTTTTAACATTTATTTATGATATTAATATCAAAGGTAAAAAAAGGCCATCTATTAAGATGGCCTATTAAGGTATTTTTTAGGTGTAGACTAAAACCCTGTTATTAATTTAAAATTCTAAATCATCTTCTATTTCAACTAAAATTTCCGAAGCATCTATTTCTTTTGTTAAATAAGTCTTTAAATAGGCTTCTAATGTGTCAAAATTGCTATCAGCATCATTAGACTCTGTAACTGTTAATACATCTCCAAGAATGAATGAAGGAGTAGTGTATTTAACTGCACCTTTTTTACCTTCAATTGCCTTATCAACTACTATCCAAGATGTAGTAAGCTGCTTCTTATTAGCATTTACAAATTCTCCCCATCCTTGAACTGCACTTCCCTTTAGTTGGATGTTTGCAAGTGATCCATCTTCTAACATAATATAGATAGATTTCACATAGTGTCCTCCAGCATTCTTTGCTTTGTCTTTAATTTCATTATAAAGACCTTTTGCAATCTCTCCACCTTTAAACGCTTTTACAGTCATTGGTTCTTTTGAAATGAATTTAACTTCATTCGAATATACTCCAGAAGATGAAGCATCATTCCAACCTTTTACAGTATGTAGTTCATCAAGAAAAACAAACTTCAAAGGTAATTTAACCTCAATGGTTTTTGATTGTTCTTTGTCGTAGTACGAAAATTGCTTATCGTTTGACTTCCAATCAAGAAATTTACTCGCAGGATTTTTAGTTGTTCCTGTAAACACTTTTGTTCTATTGCTCATCGCATTTAATTTATTTATGACTCGGAATTGTGATGCCCAAGCCTTGCATCTTTTACAAATGTATTATTTAATCTTCAGTTATCCAAATAAAATTAACGGAAAATATAAAAAATAATAATTGGACCGTATGTTCTACATCATCATCTCCTTCATCATTGTTGTATAAAGCTCCAAACATTAAGCCTTTTATCGGTGCTATTACAACTTCTCCACCATAATATTTAACTGCTTCCATTCCTAACCATAACATTACTAAAATCGTTGCTGCTATTTGTATCATTTTTCTAATCGTATTAAATTAATTTTTCTATATATTTCATTTACTCGTTCTGAATTAATACCTCTTTTATAATTAAAATTCATAACTCTTAATATTCTCTGCCAATTTGTAAATTTTTTTTTCATAAGTTTATTTGTATTTTTTGAGTTGGACAACTCATTTTATGTGTTCCATTGTATTGATTACAATTACTACAATATTCCCAATAGTAATCACATTTACCATTTTTAATTGGTGCTTCACAAAAATATGATTGATATCTTGGAGTTGGATTTGCTTTATACCGGTAGCACGTTTGTGCTAATTCGCAATTATTTCCATTGCACATTGTTATATCTGCCATTAGTATTTTATTGTTTTTAAGTCTATTATTACTCCTTTTAGAATTGCTATTTCCAAATATTTTTCTAATCTATCTTTTTTGTATTCATCTTGGTGATAAAGTTTTACCCATTTTTTTTTATCAGCAATTCTATGATTGTAAAATTCTATAATTTTTTCTAATCTATTCATAATTACATTTCTTGATTAAATTGTCTCCTCATAATTGTATCAATTTTATTAGTAATATCTTGAAAATATGTACTCCTTTGAATTGTTGCAGTATCTGCTAATACATCATTTAACTCTTCACAAAATCCAATCAAATCAGATTGGTATTTGATCATTCTTTCAGTAGTAGGTTTTAATCTATCTAAATTCTCTAACAATAAACTGCATAAGCAATAGAGCTTGTGCATTTCCTGGTTCTTACTTTTTGGATTCATCGTTGTAAATTATTAGTTATCTTCTCAATATATGCTTCTTTAATTACAATAGCCTGATCCAATCGTTCTTTTATCAAATCAATCATAACTTCATCTCTTGGCACTTCAATTGTATGATGGAACTCCTCACCATCAATAATACAGTAGTTAAAGAAATAGGCTTTAGATGAATTACTGCAAAGCATTTGGAACTGCATTTGTGCAATGTATTCAGGATCTATCTTTTCATCAGCTACAATTTTAAAAAACTTAACAGGTCTTGGACACTTAATCTCCAATATTGCATCTTTACCTACAACACCATCAGGAGAAGCTCCAGCGTGATTTCCATAAGGAAACATAAACGCTTCAGTTGCTTCTGGATGCTGCTCTTTAAATTTAGCAAATGCATAAGGTTCTAAATCTACACCTCTCTGCATATCTGGTCCTCTATAAGATTCTTCTAATTGACCATATAACTGCTCTATTGCCTTTTCTATTGCATAAGTTTCACCTGTTTGACCTAATCCTCTTGCTCCTAAAAGTTTGTGGATTGTAGATGCAGTAAATTTACCGTGCCTTGCTTTAAACCATTCGTCTGATCTTTGATCGTATGGTAGTGCTTCTATTGCTTTTGTTCTATTGCTCATTTTTTAAATGTATTAAATATGATTTATATGCTAAATATACCGCTTGAATTTGTTTAAAATCTTGTGTATTTCTTTTAGTTTCATAAATTTTATCTGATTCAAAAAATAAATCCCATTCTTGAATTGTATGTAATTTACAACCTATTCTTATTTTATCATCTTGAATTGAATGATTCCATTTACAATATATAGGTAAATTGGCTGAATATAAATTGGCTGAATATAAATTGGCTGAACTTAAATTGGCTGAACTTAAATCAGCTAAACGTAAATCGGCTGAACTTAAATTGGCTGAACGTAAATCGGCTGAACGTAAATCGGCTGAATATAAAGGGATTTTTTCTTTAATAGCTTTTTCAACTGT